CTGCGGCTACGCACGGAGACCTCGCATAATGGCATATGTAGGCGCACAACCGCAGAACCAGCTAGTTAAGATTTCTAGCCAGAGCTTCAACGGCGATGGTTCGACAACCGTGTTCTCGCTTAACTTAGCTGTTAATTCTAGCGAAGAGTTGGAAGTGTTTGTTGACAATCTCCAGCAGGAGCCAGGTTCGACTAAGGCTTACACCGCAGCGGGTACCACGCTGACCTTCTCTGAGGCACCGCAGACGGGTACTGGTAACATATATGTTATTTTCCGGGGTATGGCGGCGGCTACTGTCCGTTTGGAGCATGATGCTAATCAGGCATTAGCGGCAACCACGGGTACGTTTAGCAGTACCGTAACAGGTACGAAGTTTACAACTTCTGCTGACAAGACGAAGACCGAACTGTTTCAAATCAACGAGCAGACTGTATCTAGCAATGTTACTATCGCGGCGACAGAGAACGCTTCTGTCACAGGTCCAATAACAGTGGCAACAGGCGTTACAGTAACAGTGGCAACAGGTGGGACATTGGTGACGCTATGAGTACATTAAAAACAGATACAATCGTAGCATCAGACGGCACTAGCCCTGTAACGCTGACTAAGCAAGAAGCTGTGAAACAGTGGATTTCTTGGGATGGTCATAATAATGTCATTGAAGGTTCGCTCAATGTGAGCAGTGTCACAGATGAAGAAACTGGTGTTTATACGCTTAACATAACATCTGCGTTTTCATCTCAACATGATAGGTGCATTTTTACTACTTTATATAACAGCAATGATGATGGGGCTACCATTGAAAGCGGTTCTTCAAGAGCGATGGGTACAGTAGTTGTTGGCACAAACTCAAACAACACGATAGACCCTCTTACCACAACAACAATTCAATACAGCACAGCTTACGGTTCAACTGGTCAATCTGATGGTGGTATGTTTGATTTGTGTAAAGTTTGGGTTACGTCAATAGGAGACCTAGCATGAGTGAGATTATTACAGACAAACTCACTGGCAAGACTGCTGCTGGCAATGTGACCATCACTTCTGAGGGCGGTTCTGCTACGATGCAGTTACAGCAGGGGGTGGCTAAACTTTGGATGCAGGGGCAAGGTGATGCAACTGTTACAGATAGTTTTAATCAAGCAAGTATGACCGATATCGGAACAGGTTTTTTTAGTTCTAATTTTTCAAACAATATGAACAACGATGATTATAGTGGATTGACTACTGGTAATTCTGGCGACCATTTGATTTCAGGGACTAGCACCACAACTACGAGTGGGTGTAGATTTGACCACTACAACCAATCAAACAATTCTACAAATGCAGGGTTGCATTGCGTTGCAATATTTGGAGACTTAGCATAATGGCTGGCAAGATTGTAGCAGACCAAATAGAACACAGCACCGCTGGGTCACTTGATACGCAGTATGTTGTAAATGGTAGTGCGAAGATGTTTTACAATCTAAATGGAACGGGGACTATTGCGTTTAGAGATAGTCTAAATATAAGTTCTGCTACTGATAAAGGTACTGGAGATTATAAAGTTGCTTTTACTGGTAATTTTAATGCTACAGACTACACACCTGTAGGAAATCATGGCACGACCGACACTGATTGGAATAACGCATTTCACATGGCGCAGATTATGGGGGCAGGAATTTCTAACAGCTATACGCCAGTTTACACAACTTCTGAGTTAGGGTTTTGTAACTACGGCTCTGGCACCGCCACTGATATTGATATGGAATTAGGAAATGCACACGGAGACCTTGCATAATGAAAACACCTGAGTTTAAAGGCACACATCTATGGGACAGACTGTGCTGGGCGAAAGAAAACCTTGAAGGCTATCAGTCAGACTACCGTGTAGTGTACGAAGATAGCGTAGATGAGTGCGCTAAGATACTCGTTCCAGACCCGAACTGGATGGCGGCAGCACTACAAGGTGGTATCCTGCCCCCGGTCTGGGTATACCACGAACTTGCCAAAGACGAAGCGCAAGAAGATTTCAAGAAACACACTCGTGGCTACCTGTTGCATCAGACTGAGCCTATGCCAGCGATGTCAGAAAAGGAAGCTATCGAATATCTCATTCTCAAGGACTGCCCACAAAGCGTATGGCAGGATTGGGATAGCGGCAACCGTCCAAAGATGGTAATATGCCGTAAGGAGCAATTACCGCAGTCGCGGGAATGGCGAAATGCATGGCGCATTTCAAATGAAATAGCAGCATAGGAGTAAATAATGGCTGTAACTACATATATTGTTGACAAAGACGGTAATCAAATTGATGCTGCGTCAGCAACCGTGCCAGCAAACCGTGATTTTCGCGGCGCGTGGGCACTAAATGGCTCAGTAATTTCTGAAGACATGGATAAGGCAAAGGAAATCTTCAAGGATAAAATCCGTGAAGTGCGTGGCCCTCTGTTAGAAGCAGAAGATGTGACATACATGAAAGCTCTAGAAGCAGAAGATGCTACTGCAAAGTCTGCATCAGTGGCAAAGAAAAACGCTCTTCGTGATGCCACCGCTGCTTCTGGAATTGATAATGCAACTAGCATTTCTGAACTAAAGGCCGCTTGGGATTCTTCTACTTTGGGTGACAGCCCCTTCTCTGCTTAATGGAGAAGGGCAATGGCTCTAAGTAAATTACATCCAAACCTTGTAAACAACCAAGAAGAGTCGAAGGACGAGAATATCGTGCGCCGTAACGGGAATACGATATCTACGGACTTTACCATTGATGCTGACCAAAACGGTGTCAGTGCGGGGCCGATTACGCAGAACGCAACTGTAACCGTTAACGGCTACTGGAGTATTGTCTAATGGCATCGAAGTTAGACGTAGATGAGATTGCGGCAAAGAATGGCACTGACCCTGTAACGCTGACGAAGCAGAGTGCGTCTAAAGTATGGGTAAACTTTAACGGCACTGGCACTATCGCTATTCGTGACAGCTTAAATGTAAGCGGTTTAACAGACCACGCTAGTGGGGATACAACCGTTACTTTTTCTAACGCCTTAGATAACACTAGCTATGCTCCAAACGGTATGCAACAAATAGGTATAACCAGTTCTGATGATTCGCTTACAAGCGTAATGATTAGAACCAGCACAAACGGTGCTGGAACTGCAACAACAATGACAACAACTGCAAACAGAATACTTACTAAATATGTTAGCCCAACAAATGTCGGTGAAAATGATTCAGCGGTTGTGTCATATACAGTAGACGGAGACCTCGCATAATGGCTAGTGTTCTAAAAGTAGATGACCTACGAGGTAACACAGCGGCTGGCAACATTACGATTACCGATGGTGGTGGAAATGTAACTTTTGCGCTAACAGAAGGCCTGACTAAAACTTATGTAGCGTATCATACTGACAGTGGTACAGCGCAAAAAAGTAATGATACCCTTAATGTATCAAGTCTTACTGACCAAGGGGTAGGGCAGACAGATATAAACTTTGCAAACAATCATTCGCATTTGTATTACGCATCGTCTGATAGTGGTGGGGATGGGGCTGCTGGTTATTCTACTTGGATGAGTTCAGATGCACTCTACCACGGCACAAACGTCTACAGATGTGCTACAGGAGACGCCACCTTCAGTAGCCGAGATGGTGATTATCACTCTATGCAAACTTACGGAGACCTCGCATAATGGCAAGCGAACTGAGACTGACAACGCTGGCTAACAATGCAGGCACCGAGTCTGTAGATACTACCTATGTGATTAACGGTAGTGCGAAGGCGTGGGTTAATTTTGATGCAACGTCATCAAATTCTGTTCGCGATTCATTAAATATAAGTTCGATAAGCGATGGCGGGTCTGGGGTGTTTCAAGTTGTAATGACAAACGCAATGGGTAACAACAGCTATTCTTATAACGGTTTTGCAGGTAATTACTGTTATGTTACCTCTTCAACAAGTTATTCGCCAACAACCACTCAATTTAATCATTACGCTGTTAGGTATAACACAACTACTTATACTGATGCATCGGGTCACTATTCGCAGGTGTGGGGAGATTTAGCATAATGGCTTATTTAGGTGTTGACCCAAATGTAGGTGACATTACCTTTCAGACCTTTACAGGTGATGGTTCAAGCACCGCGTTCACCCTGACGCAGAATGTTGTTAGCGGCGAAGCCATTATGGTTGTCATTGGTAACGTGGTCCAAGAACCGGGTATCGGCAAGGCATATACAGCGCAAGGCACCACCCTGACTTTCTCAGCCCCGCCAGCTAACGGCGATGTAATACAGGTGCGCTTCTTCGGTCGCGCCATAGACCAGCCTCTCAGTTACGCGATGGCACTGTTTAAGTACACTGCCACCGCTAGCCAGACCGCGTTTACAGGTGCGGATGCCAACGGTGCCATACTGTCTTTCTCTGGCAATGATGTAGATGTGTATCTTAATGGTGTGCATCTAGACACCACAGATTTTACTACCAGCAACGGCGATACAATAACTTTGGGGTCTGGCGCTGCGGTAAGTGACGAGCTAGTAATAAGAGCCTATCGTGCGTTTACCGTAACTGATACAGTAAGTAAGTCTTCTGGCGGCACGTTTGCAGGGGAGATAACCGCGCCGTCATTTCAGACCACGAATACTACAGTGGATACGGCGGTGTTTAGAACCAACGACCAGACGGTAGACCAGAACACCACCATTGGCTCCGCCAAGAACGCGTTGGCGATTGGGCCACTGACTATTGATACATCAACCAGCATTACCGTCAACGGTAATCTGACGATACTGTGAGGCAGGCATGGCTTCGATATTAAATGTAGACCAGATTAACAACGCGGCGGGGACAACCGCGCTGACTATTGATAGCACTGGTCGCATTCTCACACCAGCTAGACCAGCTTTTTATGCTTATGATACAGCAGTCTCTTGGCAATCTTTAAGTAGTTCTCACGAAGTTGTAATGCCTTCTACTGATTATAATGTTGGCAGTCATTATTCCACCTCTACTGGTAGGTTTACTGCTCCTGTAGATGGACTGTATAATTTTAGTGGCAAGCTTTATGTAAATAATGCTTCTACTGTTTCTTCTTTTTATATTTCAATAAACGGGGCAACACCATCATACCGATATTATCTTAATGCTGAAAACACTGCCTCAGACAACACAACAAGTTTTTCTGAAAACTTAGAACTAACAAGTGGTCAATATGTATCTATCATTGGGTATGCAGGTGAATACTATAAAGCACACTCCACTTTTAGCGGCTACTTAATAGGTTAACAAAATGTCAACATTATTTGTAGATACAATAAATGAAAAGACCAGCGGCAACGGGATATATATTCCGGGTCATGTGTTGCAGGTTGTAAATGCAGAAAAAACGGATACTCAGTCAACAACCTCTGTGTGTCCTACTTTTGCAGATGTAACTGGCCTATCCGCAACAATAACACCTAAATCAACCTCATCAAAGATATTGATTACAGTAAGCCTTGCGCTTGGTTTTGATGCACCAAACACTTTCGCTTATGGGCGTATATTAAGGGGTTCTAGTACGATTATAGGAGAGGCACAAAACAGGGGGAACAGACCGTCTTTAAGTTTTCATACTTATGATGCTGACAATCCGGGGATTATACCCAGACAAACAGCGGTTTATTTAGACACCCCATCCACTACCAGTGCGACTACTTACAAAGTTCAGTTTGCAAGCACAAGCTCATCTTATAGCGTGTTTATAAACAGGTCAGAGAGAGACACCGATGCGGTGACTAATGACCCTCGCATGACATCTACAATCACACTTATGGAGATAGGCGGATGACCAGCATATTAAAAGTCTCCGAGATTCAAGACCCGACAAACTCGAACACCGCGCTAACGATTGATAGCAGTGGTGACGTTACTCCCGGTCAAAAACTATTGTATGGCTCTAACCAACCCATGTTTTCTGTTAGAGGTAGAGAAAACGCATCTACGATTTCTGGTCTTTCATTAAGTAATACTTCAGATGAATCTTCTACAACTTATATTAGTAGTTGGGATGTAACAGAAGTTGATAGAGGCAATCTTCTTAGTAATGGAAGATTAGTGGCTCCAGTTAATGGAATTTATGAAATTACAGCCATGAGTGGTCAAGCGACATCAACAAACTATCGTGCTTTAATTGTTGTTAAATTAGATGCCGCTGGAACATCTGGTGAAGAAATATACAGAGTTTGGACATTAAACGATTACTCTTGGTATACTCTTGCTTATCATGGGTTTTTGGAATTAAATGCTGGCGAACAAGTTGCAATAGGGTGGCATAATGGTTATGCATCCCACCATACTGATGACCACGAAGGCGCAACTTTATTTTCAGCAAAGCTGATAGGTTAAAAACATGGCATCAGTATCAGACGCAATCAAAGTAGTAGACGCGGACGCTCAGTGGGTTCTGTATGGCGATGAGCCAACAGACGCCATCAGCTTCAACGCGGCTTTTCGCATTGTCACTGGCACCGATGACAGCGGCACCGCCATCCTATCCGATGACCCGGCTGATTGGGGCAGTATATCTTGGGGTACCGTCAAGATTGCGTTAGGTGACTTAAACGCGGCAGAGCCTATGAAGCTACTGCGGGAGGAACGCAATCGCCGTATCGCTGAGACAGATTGGTGGGCATCGTCTGACCTTACTATGTCCGCAGAACGGACAGCCTATCGTCAGGCACTGCGCGACATCACCGACACCTACCAATCGCTAGACACTGTTGTCTGGCCTGTAAAGCCGGAGTAAGCTATGAGTAATGCTAGAATACTTGCTGATTTGATGGGAACAAACACTACCGTTCCTTCTTCAAAGCTGTCTCTTGGTGTGTCAGACTTGCCTAGCGGTACTGTGTTGCAGGTGGTTCAAAACACATTTGCCCCTGCGTCAAACGAACAAACATCAAATACAAGTTATCAGGCTTCAGGTTGGAATATTACAGTACAGAAAAAGCAATCTGACAGTAGATTGTTGGTAACTTGTGCTGGCGGTCATCAATATTTAACAGCGTATGCGTCTGGTATTTTATCTACTATATGTCAAGAAAGTGGAAGCAGTACATTTACAGCAAGTACAACCTACTCAGCTTCTAATGACCCAGCCTCTGCTTACGCCTATGGTATGCAACAAGTTTACAACGCAACTGGCTTGCACACTGCGCCACATTCTAAGAACTGGTTATTTGATTCTTCTGGAAATGAGTTTGAGGCTTTTAGGCTTTTTTATAGGGCAAGAAGCTCAGGATATAATGGTGTGTTCTTTGAAGCTGGTCATGTTGCAACAATCACAGTTACAGAGATTGCAGGCTAATGTTCGGTGTTCAGGCGATATCTGAAACCCCCATTGCTACCCAAGGCATAGTGCTTTTTGGGTCTGAGTCGCTTGACTTTAATTTTACACAGTCTTCAAGCATAAATTCCATATTTAGCGGTAGTATGGATGTTAATGCCTTTTTCTCAAAGGTTTCCGCTGCGTCTGGTACGCTGACCGCTGATGTAGAAATTACATCAGACTTCACACAAAACGCACAAGGCTTGCGCTTTGCTACAGGCGTAGCACAGCTTGACGCAAACTTTACACAAACAGGTGTTCCAAACATCATTGCCTCTGGTGTGTCTGAGCAATCTGCAAACTTTACACAGACCAGCGCACAGACATTAATTGCAGGCGGTACTGCCGATATCAGCGGCAACTTTACCCAAACCGCTGCGGCGGTAAGAATATTGTATGGGCTGCAAGAGGTAGCGGCTAACTTTGATGTTAATCAAGCATTGGGCGGCATGTTGTTTTCTGGAGAGCTAGAGGCAACGAGTGAGTTTTTTGTTACAAAATCTTTGGGAGGGCTGTTAAGGTTTGCCTCAACTTCCGCAGATTCTTTTTTCATACAATCAACATTAGGCGAAATACTGTGGGAGCCTGTTGACCCAAACACCACAGTAGAGATATGGGTTCCAATGACTCATACAGGTGGCACATGGACACCAATCAACGCTAGTGGTACAATACAACAGTGGATTCAAAAGGTGGTTTAAATGGCAAGTACCTATACCTCAAACTCAGGCATACAAAAACCCGGTTCAGGTGAACAGGCGGGTGCTTGGGGCAATACTGTAAATACAAACTTTGATATCATTGACCGCATTGCTGGCGGGGTTGGTACTCTTACTTTATCGGGCACAACACATACACTAACAACCACTGACGGGCAGCTTTCAGACGGTCATAACAAAGTGTTAATTTTAAGTGGCTCTCCAAGCGGGACTAACACAATTACAATTAGTCCTAACGACCAAGACAAGTTGTATTTTGTACAAAACAATTCTGGACAGCAGGTTATTTTTACACAAGGTAGTGGCGGCAACGCTACCGTTAACAACGGCGACACTTCCATTATTTTTGCAAATGGAGCGGGTTCTGGCGCACAGGTGACAGACTTCACCAACACGCTTTCTGCACCTACAGACCTTGTAAACGACACCA